CACCGATTTGAGCAATTGCGAACTTATCATGCGCATAACCAAATTGTCCTTGTGCTCCCTGATAGATTGCCCAGTCAACCCCTTGATCACCTTTCGCCGCATCCACATTTCCTGGAAAAATTGGCAACAAAAAAAGAGCTACAATAGCTCCTACAATAATTTTCTTTTTCATGTATTCTCTCCTATTCATCTGCTGAAAACATCTTGTATGTTCGATTCGATACCCCCAACACGGTTCCCAAAAAAGTACCTAGCGCTGTTATAATGATTACCGTGATATCGGTGTACTCCCAATTAATCGCCTTTCCTACCACACCAACAAATGTCGCCAGCGCAGGAATGACAATTGCGGCCACCCATTTCAAAATTTCAAACGTCTTATTTTGCATTAATCTCACCCCCTCAAAAATTTAAGCAATTCCAGTACGAATGCAAATACAACGCCAGCACCACCGCCAATTCCCAAGATTAGTTTCCATATGTTAGTCTTATCAATCATACGTAGTTCGTGCTTATGCTCCTCTTCTTCTTTGTTTCGATTTAGGACCTCTCTCAAAATTTCAGCGTTTTGTTCCGATTGGCGCGTATTTTGTTCTCGCAAAAATCTATTTGATTCATCCACACGAGCAAGCCCTTCGTTCATTGATTTTTGCATTACTAGCGAAAGATCATTTAAACGGCTAATTTCTTTGTCGTGCTGTTTTAACTTGTCTTCGTGCTGTTGAACCTGTTCTTCAAGTTCCATTCCCACATGACTTCCCCTTCCTCTCCCAATATAAAAAGCACACCCGAAAGTGTGCTACTTTGGCTAATCTAACCAGTATCTCAAATTGTTCAGATACAGATAATTGACTGATTGCCCTGAATTTTGGCCAATCATTATGTTCCCAGATTCCGCAACGTGCACACGGCCAACAACACTGAGTACATTTGTGCTGCAACTAACCATTACTTTTTGAGCAGGTCTCAGTTCACTTGCGATTGTAGCAGCACTTATTGTGTTAAAAACACTATCAATTGTTCCTGTAGATAGTGTCACCGCTCCACGAAACTCAACAAGCTTCTTAACAACATCACCAGTTCGATATGAGGTTATGCGATATTGAGGAATTGAACTGTCTGCAGCAATAAAACCTGGATTAAGTGTTAATGCTACCCAATCCCCAACTTCTACATATAGATATTTAGGGAGTGTTGCAGGCGAAACGAGTTTATCTGTAGCAATTCCTTCAGTAACCTCTTCTTTTGTTGCCATTCTTTTATCAATTTGCTGCTTAGTCCGTAACGGAGTCATCGTTTTCGTATTGTCTTCGCCCGCTTCAGCCTCTTCTTTCGTTGCATTATTTTTTTCTGCTTGATAGGCCGCTATCAATGCTTTTATATGTTCGTTCATGGACACATCAATTGAAAATTTGAAATTCATATAATCTATATTAACTGTCGAATAACTATTGCTTGCTGTTGGTTCGGGATAGACTATATATTCAAGTGTTCCTGTATCACTAACGAAACTTTTAAAGTCACCCGATCGAGTTAACTTAGATACTGTCGCATCTGTGTTGAAAACTGGATCAAACCATTGGTTTTGTTTATTCAGAACTGACATATTGAGTTTGTTGATCAATCCGCCAACACCGAATCCCCAGATATTAGCCTCATCTTCAATAATCACTTCTTTTAAATGATTCAATATTTCTGTATCATCAACGATCCCTTTGTCGATGAAATAATCGTCACCTAATTCTGCCTTGATGAACGGTAAGACGTTCCATTGAATTCTGACCTGTTTTCTATAGTTGTTCGCTAAATCCCTGCTGACAAAAATCGAACCGTCCAAAGCAAGTACTGTTTGTAGTTGTTCATCCGTTAATTGTCGCCATGCGGTATTCGTTATAGGAAGTAAACTAGAATATCCAGCAGCAAAGACAATGCTCGATGCTGAATTTAAATCAAGAGTAAATGTCAATCGAACTTTCTCTTTCCCAATTACTTGGTAGATCACGTTTGCGGAACTTTCTTCTTTATTGAAACTCTCTTCTTTCGTCCAGAAGTTCCCGTTCTCAAAATCCGTTAAGGCTTGATCAATTTTATTGCGTAAATCATTTATTTGAACCTCCAGTTCAGAGATTCTCCCTTGAACTTCAGAGAAGTTACGATTCATTTCATCAATAGCTTGATTTTGAAGTTCATTTAATTCAGCCACTAGTTTATTGTATTCAGTGATTACTGTTTCAGCTTCATTAGAAGTAATATCAGTATTATCTAGTACGATAACTTCAAAGTCTCCAGTTGACGTAATCACGCCATCCTTGTTAGTGAATTGAAAATATGCACGTTCATATGGTCCTGCGACACCAAAAGCCATACTTGGAAAAGTATATTGAAAGAGCCCTTTAGCAGCATCTACGATTTTTACACCATCAGAATCAATGACTTTTGTTTGATTCTGATGTGTATTCCCCATAAAGCAGATAGAAATACCTGTCAAACTGAAGGGGGTTCCGTCACTATTGATAACACTCACTTTTTCAATATGGCTATTGTTATCACCCACTCGTCCATAAACGATATGTCTACCGGTAATTTCTTTATTAATATCCAAATTTAGCATGTCTAAACACCCCCTCTGTGATATTTCCGTTTATTCTTTTTCGCATGTGTGAGTTGTTTTTCCAGTCGTTCGACTATTTCAATCAACTGCTTATTGGTCAGACTATTAAGCATGATTTGTTTGTTCATGTCGATTCGTTGATAATTGTCTTCTTCGACTTTTGCACTAAGAAAAGGAGAATACTGTGCTATCAACCCGAGTTCTCTCTTGTTATTTGGCTGTCTATTGGGGTCTTTACTTTGATAATTCTGCTTTCTATCAAACTCGACAAAGTTTAGCTTTTTTGTTTCCTCAATGCCGTCGATCTGCGTTTCTTCTATGTTCTCCTTTAAACGTATATCAGATTGATTGTATATCGAGTATCCATGCATATCTAAAGAAGAGTAGAAATCAACATCTGTATTGTTGTTAACTTGTAATCTCGATCCAACAAGAACATTATTGATAGTATTATTATTCGCTTCAAGACTAGTTACTAATTTTGCACCACTTAACGTAGTAACAGTATAACTATTACCGATAGCTAATTCAGCATTTGAACCTTGCGCACCGATTCCGAAATATTCACGTCCAGTTGAAGCTTCGGTGTATCTGGTAATTGTACCGATCCGAGTTACACCATCATTTTTATACATCTCAATCCCCGACCCACCATACTCAGTATGAAGTAAATCACCTGTCATAACTTTCATGGTACCGCCTGAAATCTGAGTTTTATACATACCACGAGCAGAAATGATTGTACTACCTGTAATAGTAGATCCTGAAATCGCTACACCGATAATATTGATAGCCCGTAGTATCCCTGTAGTTATTGCAGAAGCATTAACTCCATCTGCTGTAAGAGCATTTTCAAACGTTTTTCCTCCATCCGTAGAAACGCCAACACCAGCAGAGTTTAAAATCACCAATCTATTGCTATTCCCTTTTTCAACGGCTAGGATTCCATTACTTGTAAATTTCAACTCGGTCTGAGCTTCTAATAGTGCATTTGTAGCGTTTTGTATCGCAACTGTTAACCACTCATTAGGAATTACCTTCACGCCATTGGCGATATCTGACCATGTTTGAGAATTGCTTGCATCCGCTTGGTTTTTTTGATCAATCAGATTTAAAGAATTACAAGTGACGCTTTTTTCTATAGGATTTCCTAATACATCGAATGATTCATCAATGCCGACGATTCGGATTTTCTGTTGGAACTTAAGGTCTTCATTGACTGCAGTGATATAATCGCCTGGATCAGGGAAAGCATACTTATAACCTGCTTTCTGTAAATCCTCAACAGTCAAAGAAACGGAAATACTGTAGGAAGACTCTACAAGTTCTTTTAGTCTAGCCAACATACTTTCTGTTTTTGTATAACGTTCATCTACAACTGGATCAGCTTCAAGGATTCCATAAATTTCTGCTAGCGGACTTTTATAGGTGACTTCCAATCTTCCCTTTGATTCATTCTCAGGATCTACAAAAGCACCAAATCCTTTTGCGTAAGTTACAAAATCACCGATATTGTGCTCTAATCCTAAGTCTTGCATATTGAATCCTTTTCGAACGATCGTTGAAAGATCGCTACCTACTTTCTCTACAATCGTTACAGTCTTGCCAAGGACTTTAAATTCAGTGGATGTGCTATTAATAAAGTCATTGAACAAAGCAAGCCGATTCTTAAGTCCGAAATTCTGTTTTTCAAATGCGGGTAGTGCGACCTCTAATGAATAACCGTATCCACTACCGCTAAAAATCAGGTCTAAATAAGACTTAGCGGTATTAGATCCATTAAGCACTTTGTAAACTGAAGACTTTCCCATTCTGTAAAAAAATTCATGGATGGCATCGAACTCAACTGTAACTGACTCGCCATTATCAACCGGCAAAGCGTAGGTAATAAAATAGACTTCTCCTTGAAACTCCATTGACCAACCGCGATCAATACCCCGAATAACTTCTTCACCAGAATAGATTGTACCTTTTATTGATTTTTCTCCATTTACTTTATGGCTATAGGTTAATTCAGTAAGCGCAATAAATTCTTCACTTTTAACATTTTTAAATACTGTCATTAGTCTTCACCTTCAAACCTATCTATAAAAATCAACTTTGTTTAATAGTTGTATTGATGCGCTATTCATCGATGTACTATAGGAAATAAAACCTCGTTCGGAAGGTTCCAATACAAAATATTCAAGGTTCGTCTGATCGTTAATATTGAGACCATTAAGAGTAAAACTTGATCCCTCTAATAAGAAAATATCACCTGATACTATAGATTTTTTACCTTCATAGCTTAGCGTGCGATCACCAATCGTCACAGTAAATTTTGTTCCAGGACTGGAATTTGCTATAACTTGTACCGCCCACGGCCATTCTAACTGACTACAGGGTGCGGTCCCCTTGTACTCGATGAACCCACCCTCTCCTGACAATTCGATTGTACCTGGTTCTGTCATACCAAAAGGGACATCTGCTGTTACCAAGGTAAAGCTAATCTCATAAAGTAGCCCTGCATCGCTAAATCCTTGAAAAGAATAATCAATCTCACCATCTAGTAATACTTTATAGCGATAATGATATTTTCTTTGTTTATCAGGTTTTAATAAGTCAAACCCTAGTTTTTGGCCGGGTCTTTCAAATTCATATATTGTCCCTGTATTGTACATTCGAGTAATAAAATAAGGCTCAGTATCAGCGAAGATACCATTGAGCCTATCTTTCATTAATTCATCCTGTAGTTCGTCAGAAACATAATACTTCCCAACAACAGATATCTTTTTTTCAGTATGTGTTGCACCCATAAATAAATTGCCGTTCTTACCATTGATTCTTTTGCGATTCGATTCAACGGCAGCGTTGGACACTTGAATATCTTGAACAAGAACGCCTAAGGAGGACATTCTTGTCTTTAGGCCATCTTTTTCAATGTATAAATCCATCTATGCTCCTCCTATCAGCTCTTATTGATCAAATTGATTCGATTTGCATTCCGCGCATCTTCGGTCTTAATATAGTTGTAAACTTTTTTTCCATCCCAATTTTGTTCAATCGTAAGATTAATATCAGCATTAGGACTGTTTTGCACATCATCGCTTAATTCACTAAAAGATGAAGAAAGCTTACCAGTTACAGCTCTAGTATCTGCAGTAACAACAGATCGTGCAGAATATTCTTGATCTGAAATGGCATTTGCGTAGGCAAAGGCTTGATCATCAATTCTCGGCAACATCGCTGCCATTCCATTGACTAAGCCGGAACCAATAAAGCCCCCAATTTTTGCCATAACACGAGACGGTGAATGGATATCAAGCGCTGCTCTCATCTGGTTGGCTACATTATTCGCAATTCTATTTGCTGTGTTGTATATCGTATTTGCCGCATTAACTAAACCATTGTTTAAGCCAATGCCCGCGTTATATCCCACATAATATAAAGAATTTCCTAGGTAACTAAAAGCAGACGATATACGACTTGAAACATTGGAAGCAATCGAAATCATATTATTCATTCCATTAGAAAAAGTATTACTCATTTGATTCATTCCAGATGCTAAGGTCTGAACCATGTTTCTGATTGACTGCGTATTTGAAGTGGATATTTTAGAGAAACCACTATTAATCGTATTCGTTACCTTATTCATAGCAGATGTAACGGTCTGACTCATATTGTTCATTGACTGATTCACGTTTCGAGTCATAGTAGATATCTCTTTACTTGAACCAGTATTAATATTTTTGGCATTACCAGTTACATTCTTGTACATCGTACTAGATGCTTTTGAGGCGTTGCTTGAAGCTTGATTCATATTCTGACTTACTGCATTCGAAGCGCTCGCTGTTGTCTGATTAACATTTCCATACATACTTTGAAAATCCTTAGAGACATTGGCATTCGCTTGACTAGCATTCTTAGAAGCCGCAGATGAAGCCGATTGTGTATTTTGACCTACGCTATTAGCTAAACTGTTTGTGCTAGCAGAAACATTGCTTTGCATCCCTTGATATTGCGCAGTAGTTTGGTTTTTTGCGTTTGCAGCTGCATTGATGGCATTGTTTGAGCTCATTGTGCTCAAACTGCTAACATTTGCATTCATCTGGTTCATTGAACCAGTAATATTCATATTTGCTTGACTATAGGCTGAGCCCATAGTATTCGAGGTACTTGTAGCATCATTAGAAACTTTTGTACTAGTTTCTTTAGATTTTCCTGTGATAGTATCCCATAGGTTCGAGAATCCATTTTTAATACCATCCCATGCCCCTTGCAAAACATTAGGTATGGCTTCTAATATTGCGGATGCTAATGAGGTGATAATTTGCAAGCCCGCCATCGCGATCTGAGGAAGCATTTGTATGATCGTTGTAATCAACGAAATAATAATTTGAACACCTGCAGAAATAATCTGAGGCAAGTTCTGAACTAACCCATTCACGATAGCCATGATTATTTGAATAGCCGCTTGTAATAGCATAGGCAAATTCTGAACAATAAAATTGCAAAGTCCATTTACAATTTGAACTGCTCCTTGCATTAATTGTGGGATATTACTCATCAGCCCTTGAATCAATTGCAAGATTGCATTTAAGGCCACTGGCAATAATTGAGGGAGCATTTGGGTTAACCCATCAATCAATCCTAAAAGAATCTGAATACCCGTTTGTATAATTTGTGGTAAATTCTCAGTGATCGATCCAACAAAAGAAGAGAGTATTTGTTGAACCGAGCTAACTATTTGCGGAATGTTTTGAATAATCCCATTTACTAAGTTCAGTAACAGTTGCATCCCCATATTAATCAACTGCGGTAAGGCAGAAGCGATAGAGCTAATAAATGATGTCACTACTTGTAAAGCTGAACTGATTAGTGAAGGAGCATTTTGCCCAACACCTTGAACCAATGTTCCGACAATCTTCATGCCTGCATCAATCAGCACTGGAATCATTGTAGAAATCGCACCAGCAAACTTAGAAATCAGCTCTGTTCCACTGGCCATCAATTGTGGCAGTTGGGAAGTGATGCCATTTACTAGTTTCGTGATAAGTTCGGGACCTTTGGTCGTAACTGTATTTAACATCTCATCAATTTGTTTTCCAAATTGATTATTTACTAAACCTAATCCGGCTACTACTAACCCTAAAATGGCAGCTGGTCCGACGGCGGCTAAAGCTACTTGCATAAGGGTTCCCATACTCATAACCATTCCATTAAGTGCTCCCATACCAACTGAGCTCGCACTTTGTAGACTGGAACCAATATACGGGATTTTACCTACCAATCCAGAAACACCTGACTGAAAAGTCTTAATTCCTGTACCAGATTTCTGAATTAATCCATTAAAGCCTTCTAAAGGTTTAATTGGTTCGCCTGTTTTTTCCGCTAAGTCGATTGCTGCTTGAGCTGCTTTCTTGTAATTACCTGACAGACCGGTCACACCAGTAGATAATTTTTTGATTCCTGGAAGTGCAGCGTCTAACGCTAAAGCCCCTCCCACCACAGATGCTAAAGGAATCAAAGGCTTAATTGCTGACGTGACATCCATAACAGCTTTTCTGTACTTAATCAATTGATCGCCTGATAATTTGGTTCCATTTACAAAATGGTCTAAAATCGGATTCAATTGGCCTAAAATATTGACGAAATTATCAAGCCCTTGAGATTGACCAAGTTTATCAACGAATTTGTCAACAGCTTGTACTAATGTTGTTAACAATGGTAAAACGGCTGTTCCAACTTTAATCTGTAACGTCTCAAAAGATCCGCTTAGTCCCTCTATTGCACCTTTTAGGTTGTTGAGCTTCTCTTTTGCAACTTCTGCCGCCGTGACTTTGTTGATGGCTTCTTGCATAGAATTAGCTCCATCAGCACCTTCATTCATTGCGATAGTAGCTGCACGCACTGCATCCGTACCAAACATCGTTTTTAGTGCTTGTTGTTGCTGCTGTTGGGTAAGACCAGACAATTTGTCTTTTAACAATTGCGAAATATCAGCAAAAGATTTAATCTTCCCATTTGCGTCAAAGAACTGATTGGCTCCTTCTTCCGTCATCAAGCCTAACTCTTGCATCTTAGCTTGTGCTTTATCCGTTTGCGGTTGTAAGTTTTGAAGCATTGTCTTCAATGAAGTCCCCGCATCTGATCCTTTTAAACCGTTTTGAGCGAATACTGCAAGAGCATCTGTTGTATCATTAAAACTTAATCCAACACCAGAAGCGACCGCTGAAACCATGGACAAGCCGAATTTCAATTCTCCAACGTCTGTCGCTGATGCATTTGCTGCACCGGCTAATTGATTTGCAGCATCTACAACAGTGAGATTGTCGTTTTTAAATGCATTCAGTGCCGTCGATGCTATTTCTGCTGCGCTCTTTAAATCTAGTTCTCCTGCGGTTGCTAAGTTTAGAGCGCCTGTCAAACCACCATTTAAGATATCTTTAGTAGAGACTCCGGCTTTAGAAAGCTCTCCAATGGCATCTGCCGCTTCACTAGCTGAATAAGCAGTTTCTGCACCAGCTTTGATTGCCGCATCATTGAATTTCTTCATCGTCTCCGAGCTCTCACCGGTTACTGCTTTGATGTTACTCATCTTTTGCTCAAACTCTGCAGCTTTCGAAACAGTATCCGTAATGCCACTTTTGATCTTATTTAAAGCAGCGAACGCAACACCTACACCTACAATTTGTTTGACTAAGCTTGCTGTTTTTGAGGAAGCCTTATCCGTATTGGAACCAATACTATTCAAAGCATTGGCCGCTTTAGAACCAGCAGTACTAAAAGCATTGGTTAGCTTCGATCCTACCTGTGTGGCTAAATTCCCAGTAGTAGTAACAACTTTATTAATTGGAGCAGTGATCTTATTTGCCATATTATTGGCACCAGATACCACTGCAGAGAATGCCTTAGTAAATGTTGAAGGAATTTTGTTACTTGCATTCTGAGCAACACTAGCAATTCCTAAGAATCCTTTATTTGTTAAATTGCCTAATGTACTTGCGGTGTATCCAATTGTTTGAAAAGCTTGCTTGAATGGTGCCGGAACTTTTGTTGCTGTGTAATTGGCCACAGAAGCAATTTTTTCAAAGCCGCTACTAACGGATGACCCTAGCCCGCTAGCCGATTTAGAAATGGAATTCAGAACACTCGAAAAACCGCTACTTATTTTCGAGTACCCTGACTGAGCAATACTAGCAACTTGATTGAATGCCGACTTAAACGGCTGGGGGATTTTTTCGCCAATAGAGGCAATTACCCGCTGAATCTGACCGCCTGCTTTTGTGAAAACTGCAGTCATTGCTGGGGCAATGCCGGCCAAGTTCGTTGGCATATTCGCACTTAATTTACTCATAATCTGCCCAACCTTTTGGACCATTGAGTTGCTGTGATTCGTCGCTGCAGCTGCTGCAGCCTTCATGCCAGAATTAGTCATGTTTACAACCTTGTTCATAGCATCGTTATATTGTGATAAATCTGCGCCGATAATTGCATTGATTGATCCATCAAAAGCCATTCCCTCACCTCCAATTCTTATTTTTGAAATAGTCTGTTACCGTTTTTACTTGTTTCGCCATTTGATGTTTCTCGTTTGAGGAATTTGTTCTTGAGAATAGATCCCTGATTTTTTTCTCCGCTTTTTTCTTGTCGAAAACTTTTGTGAGTTTTGGTTTTTTTGCATTTAGAACATATCGAAGATTGAACGCAAAAATTGATTGTCGTTCTTGTATATCAATATCCCTTAACGCTAAACCTTCAAGGATTGATTCAAGTTCCCACAAATAACAATTCATAATTAGATCGATGTCTGTTAATCCTTGTCTTGCACAGTCGATAATGAGATTTCTTTCTTCATCCGATCCGCCAATTCCTGCATAGCCTTGGATTGAGCTTCGGGATTTTCGATATCCTCGGTCGGATTCATCCCTTTCACCGCTTTGCTTGCTTTCTCTAGATTGCCAATATATTTCTTCAGTTTCTTCACGAAAAAACCTGAAGCCAACATCTCTGCTTTCAAATCAGAAAAGATTTTACCGTATCCCTCTTCTTCATCCTCAAATCTTTCAACGTATTCACCAATGGCAGTTAATACATCGTTTTCTGATGGGTCACCTTTTGCGGCGAGTTTGATAATATTGACTAGTGCGTCATCATCTTCTTCAAGAACTTGTGCAAAAAGAATTCCTGCACCGTCGTTTTGAGAGTTCCCGTTTTTATCTTTGCTAGCTAGTTTTTTATTCGCTTTGAACAACATGCCATATCCAAATTTTATTTCTAATGGTTTTCCTTTTAATTCAACTGTAAATGCCATTTCGTTTCCTCCTTGTTTTGTACAAAAATAAAAAGGCTAGCCGTTAGACTAACCTTCTACTGCTGGGACTGTAAAAGCGGGAATATCAACAGGTTCGGAAATCCTATCACCTTCTACTGCCACAGCTACGAAACCACCTTTAACCACTTCTGTCCCTGGAGCTAATCCTGTGATTGCTAATGGAGAAGCCCCTTCAGATACTTCAGAACCTTCTTTTTTATAGATTTTGAATGTATTTAGGAACTCATGTGACAATTCTACAGACGCCCCATCTGCCTTAGGAGTGACATTTCCTACGACTGGGGCTACTATTTTGACTGGATATCATCATAATCACCAGTAGTTTCCCCTGGACGTTGGAACTGATACAGACTTTCGATCATGGCGACATCTTCGTCAGAAAGAGGGAAGGTCCCGTCTTGTAATTTACCGATAATGTTCAAAGTATAGCTAATTTCTACTAAATCATCGCCCTCGTCGTATTCCAATTCATCTGGGATACCATAGCCAAATTTTGCAGGATATGCTTTGATTTTTAAGCTTTCTTCCCCTTCTGGCACACCCAATGTTTCTGAAACTACAACACGCCATACTTTGACTGATTGTCCGTTCTTCTTTGCATCTTCAATAATTTGAATAGAGTTATCATCAGGGGCAAAGTATTGTGTTAATTCAATACTATGTTCATCTGTCGATTTAAGGATGATTCGTCCCATCTTGGTTTGTTCATCAATGTTGTCACCACCGATAGTTGTAGTCCCTTCCGTTTGAAATGCTGGTAATAATGCTGGTGATCCGATTGGTGCGGATACTGCTTGGATGAAATACCAAACACGGTTCCCTTTAATTGGTGTGCCTTGAAATTTTGTTACACCATTATTCACTGGATCCGCAAAATATTGTAGGCGCATTTGCATTAATTGATTTTTCTTCATGAATATTCCTCCTAAAATATATAATCTGAAATTCTAAAAATTATGTGATAAACTTCTCTCCCAATTGTGTCGTCAATTCGTATGTCAGATGACACTTTCTTACGCACACCAAGCGCCGCTTTTGTCTGATGAATTGCATCTTCTGCAGCTGTACGGCTGTTAGTCGGGTAGAACAAATCAATCTGTAAATCTGTATCCACAACTGCAGGACCAAACTTAGCACTCGGACTGTCATCGTCAAGGTGAGTTCCTATCACGTAAAAAGGCTCCATGACATCTTTGCCAGGGAGCTTAAAATAAATAGGAATTCCTGTTTGACTTAAGCCATCAGAAATTCCTTTTAAAAATCCCGTATTCGGAGCGTGTTCCATTGAATCACCCTCTCGTTATTTTTGTCATTGCTTTAATAAATCTTGGAAACTCTTCTTTTACCGCAGGAAAAAGAAACGGTTGAGCGGCCATGTATCTTGTACCTTCTTCCACATAGATAGAGTAGTCAACAGGAGATGACACGATCGTTCGAAGCCTTCCTGATTCATACGCATAAATATTGTCACTTAACCAACCTGTATCAAACGGTGCTAGTTGTTTCGCGCGTTTCTCGACACGTAAGCCGGATTTTATGACCTCTTGATGTACTACTTGTTCCATTTTCTTCTTTTGTTGGATCACACCACGAGTAAACTTATCTAGCCCTACAATTTTTACCGTCTTACTCATGAGACAACAACTACAGTCGAATTACGAGGATGCTTTATGGTGAATAAATTACGTCTGACACCTTCGAATTCAATATCACTTATATTTTCCCAATGACCTTGAAGATGTATTTTAAACGCTGTATTGGTGTATTTCCCGAACATAGAGATTTGTTCGTCACTAGTTAGTGCACTTTTTCCGCATGGCAAGACTTTGGTCTTGGTTTTGATTTCATCTTCTCCGAGATAACCAGGCACCTTTTTGGAAAGAGTAAACTTGCATCGATGGTTATAGTTCATTAAATCCACCTCACAATACCTTTACCGCCAACTTTTTTAGGTTTTGTGTACTCGTCAAACAAAGAAAGATATTCATCCAGATAAGATTTCTCCCATGTGTAGGAACGTCCTTCTTCGCTGTCTGAACTTGCACCTTCGCTGTTTCTTTTGTTGAATCGTTTTATAGTCACATCTCGTTTGATGTAGTTAAATTTTTCTGGAATGGATTTGATTTCATCTGTTCCGTTCTTTGAAGCGTATTGATTTAAGGTAGCAAGGATTCGTTCCTCGCTATCCTCGATCAACAACTCTAATAACCCATCTTGGAGATCATCAGTTATTCCCAATAGCAGCTTAATTTGTTCTATCATTAAGCTTCATCCTTCCTTATTCGCCACCACTATCTGGCGGTGTTACAGGTTCTGTTGTAATTGTTGCTTCAACAACGCCTGCTGGAATTTCAGGGAATAATACCAATGCATTCATGAACAATGATTCGTAAGTCGCATTACGCAATGTACGTCCACGAGTTGCAGAGATAAACCCTGTTTCGTCAGTAAAGTCTACAAAGATATCTCCCAAATCAGAAGCTTTCATATCTAAGTAGGCTAAAACGATGTTATCAACAGCAGTCGAATAAACCTTTCCTTCCGGAACTGCGTTTAACACAACTACATTGTTAGCTCCTAGAAAGTTTTTAAGCAAAGTCATGCCAAACACATTCGAAGCATCAGCCAAAACTTTTGTATCTCCTAGATAAGTTGCTGCATCCATTGGGTTGATAAATGAAACGAACTCAGCACCATCAAACTCTTCAAAAGTACTCAATTTTCCCCAAGATTGGGCTAAAGCTTTTTGTAACCCTTCTGCATTAATTTTAGTTGGCGCAGTTCCTAAGAAATCAACAAATTTCGTTTTGATTCCTCCTTGAATTTGACGCAACAATTTGTTGTCCGCTTGATCGATAGCCAATGAAGCCCCATGACGAGCAATTGATTCTGCTGAAACAGCACGACGCCATTTGTTAAAAGTCACTTGGAAAGATTTATCTTTAGCACGAGTAACTTTAGATAGCGGAATATCTTCTCCTTCATTGACAGCTCCATCTTTTAACGTTGCTGTCCATTTGTACATTTGGATCTTCATATCTTGTGACAACGCTTCTAGACGAGTTACACCTAGTAAAGTAAGTAATTCTCTGATTCCTGCTTCAAAACGGTTAACGAAATCAATGGACTTAATTTCTCCTAGATCGTCCATTTTTGTTAAGTCTGTCTCCGCAGCAAACGTTTGTAAATCCATTTTTAATAAATTGTTTTTGTTCGTTTTCGACATATTTTTCATGTGTCTTCCTCCTAAAATAAATCTCTGTTTTCGGCAATCATTCGCTGACGTTCTTTAGAATCCTTGATTGCCATGATTTCAGCTTTAGTCATTTGCCCGGCCCCTGTTCCTACACGTGTTTTTGATTTCGAAGCAAGCCGTTCATTCACTTTGGCTTCTACTGCTCTATCCCATTCTTCGCGTAACGCTTTTACGTCTTCTAGGATTTCTTCAGCTGTTTCACCAGTAACACGCGTAGCGAAATCCGCAGGCATCCCATTTGCAGTGAGTTGTTTTCCTTTTTCGACAAATAACTGCTCTTTGCGAAACTCAGCTTTTTCTTTCTCGAAGTCATCTTTTTCTTTCTGTATCAATGCTTTTTGACGTTCGGATTCAGAAAGTTTAGCAAGTCGAGCTGCCTCGTTTTTTTCCTGTTCAAGTTCTTTCTGCCATTTTGATTTTTTGCCTTTGACAATGGTGTCGATCTCGTCATTATCCTTAAATCCAAATTTTTCTTTGATGGCTGCCAGCTGTTCATCAGTTAAATTTTCCGCATCAAATTCAGGTGTTTGCTCCTCGGCCGATGGAGTATCGTTGTCACCAGGATCAGCGAAAAATTGTAGATGCATTGGCATTAATTGTTTTTTAAACATAGTTGTTACTCCTTCCATAGCTTTTAACGTGGATCAATGCTTACACTTCCGATGCTTTTAATGTCATCACGCTTGGACAAAATAAAAAAGCCTAGCAAAAGCTACGCTGATTCACTTTCTTAGATATTTGACCGTTTCTTTAATTATTCCTATTGTGATAAAAAGCGATAGCGCCAAAAGTGGCATCCCTACCAATACGCAAATAGCTTTAACAATCAAAATATTCACTCCTCTATAATCCTAACTCGTTATCTGTCGGCACAATCGTACTTCTGCAATTTACATGCATAGGTGGCGCATTAGTTCCTGGTTGGTAATCTTTAATCTTAAATACTTCACCATTCAGTCCCTTGCATATCTCTGTGGTTCGATTGTCGATATGAGCCAGATATTCGTATTCAGTTAATCCAGCTTCTTGATACCTTTTGACTGCGCTATTATTGATGATATTTGTTCCATCCGTTCGAACGATTGCTTCAGCTCTGCTTCTAGCAACGTTGTACTTTTTTCGTAATTCACGAGCAATATCGGCAGGTCCTGACCCTCGAATGAATCCTTTGATCAAAACATCTTTCAAATCTTTAGCCAAATCATCAACGTTGCCCCATATACTCTGAGAATAATTCTTTCCGTTAAACGGAGTTTCTACTAATTGTTGTAAAGTTGGCCCATTTAACGTGCTGGCAGAATTACCAAAATTGATTTTGCGATAAGCATATTTCCCTACTTCTTTTAGATAAGACTCAAATGATTTATGCAATTTATCAGACATTTTCCCTAACTGATAAGCTAGGTCAAACTGCAACGCTTCTAATCGTGTGACCTTTCCAGCAGCATATTGTTCGTTTAATCGCTTCAGCAACTCAGGGTCTTTTTCGAATTGTTTAAAATACTTCTTTGCATTCTCACGATAATCAGACAAATCTTCTCGTATTAGCCGTTTTTTCGCTTCCTGTAAAGTGATTTTATTCTCTTTAGCATATTGAGCATAAAAAGCATAAATCTCTTTCTGGATGTTTTGGCGACTTTCTGTGTAGATGGTTTGTAATTCATCAAAGAAATCAAGATCTGTTTGATCAACATATACAAAGATTTCGTCCATGCGCTTTTTCCAGTATGCTTGGGAGCTTCTCATTCAATCACTCTCCAAACTGTTTTTCTTTATCCTTAGCATTCTTATCGATTTCACTCGGACGCCTTGGATCTGATTCTTTGGCGGACTCTTTTTTGATCCGATCTAACTCCACTTCTGGATCAATACCAGTTACTGTGTTTAGAATCTCGAATAGAGTTTCGTCAGATACTGTTCCGTACAATTGGCTAGCTAAAGAAACAATTTCGTTATCAGATTTAGGAACATTAGCGGTAAAGATAATATTCGTGTCGTTGATATCTTCATACGCCGTCGATTCATTCCCTTTAACTCGCCAAATATTGACTGCTAAGCGTAGGCGCCTCATCAATCCCTTTTCAAATAATCTTTGTTGCATCACTCGCCTATTGTCAGCAGCCATGAGTTTATATTTCATTGCTTCACCAGATTGCGTCCCGCTAAAATTGGTATCCAACGTATCTGGCGTGAATGTAAAACGTAAGATATCATCGACTAAGCGTTGCTTATAGGTTTCCGATCCAGCTGCATCATATTCCTTAACTAGATACTTCGCATCTGGTGTCGAACCATTAGGATTAGGATTATCATCCATAATCATGATTCGAGCTCGTTTAAATGCCAAAGAAACGGCCAAGCGCGAATTAGGAACAATGTTTCCTTCTTCGTCTAGGTCGTTTTTCGCAGTTCCTGTGTAAGGATTGCCAGTAATCATTAAAATCGCATCCATACTATCTTGTTGAAAGTTTGCCAGTTCTGATTGTGATAGATCATAAGCGTCTATGGCATCTAAAACAGGCTCGTAAGCTCCTGTTCGATCTTCATTATTTGCGTATTCGTTGATTGGCACTCCGTCAAAAGCATAATCATCGTAGTCGTCTAAGTGCAGTCCGCGTTCTTCCTGATTATCATTCAGATAGATATAAACCATGTCGCTGGTGTAGACGTTTACGAAATCTTTCCTTTCTCCATTCCCATAATCAATTGAGTAGTAATAAACACCAAATAGTGAATTATTGTCTGTTGTATCGTCATATACAACAAATGTCTTCTCAGGGTCCAATTTCACTATTTTTACAAATGCTTGCTTTTCGTCCAACCCAACAGTTGCAAGCTCATACGCTCGCCCATAGATGGACAAATCCGTTTTTATTAAAACATTATGATAGGTTTCGTTATTGCGCTTGTTGAATTCGTCAATTTGCTGTTGCAACTCGTCGTTCTCATTTTTATACTGTACTGGTTGCCCCAACATATAACCTTGTTCGAAAATGGTGATGTATCTTGAAAAATCACTAGCAATTCGATTATCTGCCGCAAATTCATCAGTCTTTGCCGGGCGATACTTAATATTGTTATCTGCTAAATAGTAACGCTTTAACTCTTGCAAACGAGGTAATTGCTCCGTTCGGTGTCGATTAATAAACTTTTCTAATTTATATACCCACTTTTCGCTTTCAAACTCGATGCCATCGAAATCTTCTTGAGACATTCTAAACACTGAATTCGCGTTTTTGTGATACCGATGATCTCTTAAAAAAGTAATTCCTTTATCCACTGAACACCTTCCTTTCTAGCCAAAGAAGAACTTGGCTGCGTCCATCTTTTGTCTAATATCCTGTTTCGTATACATATCATCAGCAAAAGCATATCGAGTCGCATCAATCGTATGATTATCTTTATCTTCCAATCTCGGTTTTGGGTTGCCGTCCTTATCCGTTTGATAATCGGTATTCTCGAATTCTTTTGCAATATTCGGCGTTCGTAAAGGGTCTATGCAGATAAAATCTAAATCATCCAGCCATTGTTCCCCGTACTCTACAGAATCAGGACCTTTTTTGACTCCATAAACATTTGTCATAAAGTGTTCATTCCTTAACTCTGCAATTGACTTAGGTTCAGCCGAATCTGCATTTATCCTGTCTGTTTGATAGCCTTTTGATTTGGCTTTTCCAGCGAATTCTCGATTGCTTATTTTTTGACCATAAATTTCATCGATAGCGTAAATCCCATTTTTCTTTTTGTCATAATGCCAACGAACGAACGCTAGTGGATCAGTAGCATATCCGAAATCGAGACCATTTCTGATGTTGTCAAAGTTCGCGACCATCTCATCCGTAATACTTCCTTTTTCAATTTGAAGATTATCAAACGGAACTACTCCCGATCCAATTGCCTCGCCTAAGTATTCCCAGCGATACTTCAACGGTTTGTTTCGTTTCACATTTTCTGCTTCTTCAATGAATTTCTTAGACAAATGTGGATTTCCTAGATAATCCGAGTGGCAAACAAATGTGTTAGCATCAATAAAACTGGATTCGTATTTTTTATTAACCCATGATTGTCTTCGTTTAGGTGGGTTATAAGAGTAATAGAAGCTGTAATCGAAAGGATAGGCTGCTTTGCGCCCTGATTGATTTTCTATTTTTCCTTCTAATTCTTCTCGAAGTACGGAGTTCTCGATAGTAGTCACTTCATCTTCATTTTTGAACTCGGCTAATTCTTCAACCCACATAATAGCTAAGGGAAAGTCAGCATCTTTAATTGATTTAATCTTTTCTGGATCATCGGCACCGGCGAAATAAATTTTATTTCCCCTAGGCTTATACGTAATTTCTAGTTTAGAATCCACAAAACGAAAAAGATGCCGCACGCCCAAAACGTTTGCAGCACCTTTAAAATTCGCATAAACAGATTTTAAAATTGTGTTTTGAACCTTTCGAACACCTAGCGCAGACACAGGGTATTCCATAATATCCAGAAGAATTCTCATTGGAATATGAAAGGATTTTCCAGACCCACGTCCGCCCTTCAGAACATATCGAAGATGTTTCTTTTTCTTTGAAGCAATCCAAAACGTTTTAAACTGATCCAAAATGATCTCTGATAGAAAGATTTTAGTCATCTACATCATCTACAATCGTGACTACTTCAGTCGCAGTAATATCTTGCTTATCAGTCCACATCGCATAGCGTTTACCTAAAAGCTCCGCTGCTTTATTCGTATCGCTAACTCTCGTAGGCATAGGTACCACTTCTGCTTCTTCGGTTTCAACCGTTTGCTTTCTCATGGTGCCTTGGTCATCAGGGAGCCACTTCTCTTGCTTTGTCCTTAAAGTAACAACTTGATGCTCTTGTTCCTCTCGCCTCATAACCCTAGTTAAGTGTTCTAACACTTCTTTCTGAGAGGCGATCTTTTCACTCTGGATTTCCTCTAGTCGATCTTCAATATATTTCTTAACTCTCTCATTTTCCAACAATTTCGAAACATTACCTTTAGCATAATTCTCACTATACCCAGCTTTTCTTGCTGATTGATATTTATTACCCGTGATGATGTACTCATCAGCAAAGGCTTGTTGTTTTATGCTTAACTTACTCATTTTCCACCATCACTTTCTTATAAATGCTTTTTGATGTTCGCCTGCACATGCTCATCTTTCCAATATCCGTTCCCACAATAGACTAGCTTGCAATAATCAATCTCTACTGGCGTTGCCTCTCTGGTCATTTCGACAATTGAATACTTCGCCTTCATTTGAACAGACATCACTACACGTTTACGTTGTCCTTTCATCGGCAGCGGATATTTATTGTTTAATGACACATACCAGTAAGTTCTCATTACTCTATCCCTTTCTGCGTTTCAATGTAAGCGTTATTATTGCATGCTTTATGCATAAATTGTTTACGTTTCACAGATAGATTGCTGCGGAAACAGCGGTCTATTTTTGTGTGTTGAAATACATGACTAAGGATGATATATTATGTTTACTTGTTACACTAAAGGGCTGCTGCGGAAACAGTGGCTCTTTTTTTGTATTGCTATGTAAGCGCTATGATGTTATACTCATCTAACAACCCTAACATCTTTTTCATTTATTTCCTGACCACTATTACCCGGTAGTGGTCTATTTTTGTGCGCAAAATAAAAAGACCACTCGAATGAGTGATCTCACTTAAACCTTTTATCGATCCATTTATAAATCAATCTTAACTCTAAATAAGAAACAGACAGAAAAATAATTTCACATAACAGAACTACGTTCCATGACACATTAACTATTCCTAATATTTTCATACATAAAAATAATACAGAAATTATAGTTAACATACTTACTCCTATCTTAGATAGTCACCCCTCTTTTTTTAATTTCATCTAAGACTTGTTTTTTAGCTTTATCAAACAAGGGTTTATTTTTATCGCTATCTATATCAGTTATTTTTATTTCTAGAATATCTTTGGGTCCTATTTTATATCCTGTAAAATCTTCCTTCAATGAGCTAATTAGCAACGCAATGTAGTACATCAACTTATAGGACTGCATTGTTTGTTTTTCATCGTTCTTAACACCAAAGTCAACATTTATTCGATTCTCCAATTTATCGCCTTTGTAAACATGCTGCATCATCAAAGATAAAATTAATACGGTTTTAGTCGAACCATACATTAATACCCTTTGTTGCATTTCCATAAGCTTTTTTTGTCCTTCTTTGCTCGTGATACCTTCCATCTGATTATCCATATCAACTATCATGCTTGTCCAGTAAGAAAAAGCCTCGTCTAATTCAGAACCTTTAATTTGTCTAAAAAAAGCTTCTCGTTGTATATCCTTTTCATTAATACTTCTTGATTCTTCAACTCTTAGCTCTTTTAGTAACTTAGGTAGCTCTTTCATAAAATAACCCATGATTGCTGTAGCTCCAAGAATTAGAAGCATAATTACATTTTGAAAAGTTAATAGCATATCATTGTCTCCTTACCCTTTTAGATAAAGAATACTACAAGTAAATAGACAAAACTATGTCTAATAACAAAAAGACCGCCGAAGCGATCTTGATTATGTATAAAGCAACCTACATAGCACCGTCATCGTGCTGATCCTCCACGTACCACTTCTATCCTCGGTTGCATTAATTGACGCGGCCAGATTCGAACCGACCTCATTTCCAACTCTAACAGTCAGACGCATCACCAATGATGCTACACGTCAACTTGGAGGAGCTACCTCCTAGCATGCTATTGAGATTGTTTATCCAGCAAAAGCCCTGGGATAATTCAGTGGTCTGATTGCCTCATGCTTATTGCTCAATCTCTTTTGGGTCAGATACTCCATGCAGTAGCAGTAGAGTCCTCCCTAAGTCACTGGCAAGGATCCTAACCTTGCTAACGAGTCGTACACACCTTGTGCATATCCTCTGCATTTCCCCAGTCTGCCACAGTGACATAATTATATTGTCAAACATAACGATCGTTGTATAATAAATACTAGGAGGTGATAAAAATGGCATACAGAATTACTCACATTAGAACTTCTGAGAATTACGTGACTTCTACAGACAAAATTACTCATGTAAAATTAGAAGGAGGAACTATAGAAACAGTAGAACAAGTAGTCCGTTACTTAGATATGAATATGGAATACTACTACACTACTACTGCTTACTCAAAAGCTCAGGTGGAATCAGTTCATCCAACATACGGGGAGCCCTATATTAGAACAAGGGCAAATCATACAACAAAGGATAATCTGTTAAACTTGCCGAGATTCTAATGTTTGAACTCCCGCTATTTCTTTACGGGGGTTTTTATTTTGTATTTGAAGGTAACTTCCGTTTCCGTGTAACCATTTTTCTTCTCTTCGTTGCTTTGACTCCACTCAATAGGTGTAGCTTCTTTGTTGTCTAATAACTCTTGAAGCTTCTCTTCATAAGTCTTCATCTGTATACCATCCTCAATATAATATTCAATAATAAATAATAAATAGACGGCACGTAAACTTTAAAGGAAGAGGAGCTATTCACTTCTTTCTTTTGATTTTGTGTGCCATCTACATACTAATTGATACTACTATCATAGCACCTTTTTCCGAACAAAAAGGGCAGAAAAAGGGCAATTTATTTCTTCACAATTAATTTTCCATCTCTATACACATCTGCGAACTCTAAAAGAGCCTGTGCCTTCAAATCTTTAATACTTCGTTCTGAGTATCCAATCTCCAAACCGATAGCAAAAGCCGTCAGTTTTTCGTTTTCGCAAAAGGTCATCGATATTACCTCTCTACTAATTCGAGATACTCTATTCAATGCTGCGTTTATTGCTTTTAATTCATTTTCAGCATCCACTCTGATGCACGTAGCATCTTCTGACTTATTTGTATACGAACTCGGTGTTCTCGGCATATCGGTAATAATGGGCGATCGCAAATTTATTTCATCTTGTCCTGCGATCCTTCTCAAACGACGGTATGTTGATAACACTCGTTTAGCTCTAAGCTTTGTTTCTTTAACATCTATATCTTTAAACAGTTCCAAGGCGATCGCTCCTTATGCTATAATGATTAATGACCAGTTAATCCTTTTAGCATTGAGCGAACGCTTGGTGCTTTTTTGTTGTATAATACATGGTGAGCTGGACACCCACAAACTTACAATCACACTTCAATTCCAGCTCAAAGCCGCTGTTTCCTTATATGCAGCGGCCTTTTTATGGTAAAATGCTTATGTCTAGCGGAAACTAGACAGAGAATCTTTCACTAGGCAGCCAGTGGTCGGCTGTCTTTTTTTGTTGTACAATATACGTGAGCTGGCCCCTCCTTTTTTCAATCGGGTTAAAAGCATATTTCAATCAGCTCACGACCGCTGACCAATCCCCAGCGGTCTGTTTTTGTTTGATCATTTGTTGTATCATAGAAGAGAGCTAGACGAATCTTCCTAATACTACAAGAGTCACTTTCTCTAGCTTGCTGACCACTGACTAATCCCAGTGGTCTATTTTTATGGTAAAATATCTTTGAGCTATTCTAATCAGCTATCCATAGTTCATTGACTGCCGTTTCATACCGTGGCAGTCTTTTTTTCTGCTATATCTTCGGTTACCGGATCTTTATTTTCTGTAATATTTGTTGTAGTCAATGACGGCCATAACTAATAACCATAAGAAAATCCTAAAAAAAGAATGCAGTAAATTTCTCTATGCTGATCATTCAGCCACCTCCGTAAATATTAGAGTTACCGGAATTACTTTTACTGTTCAGCATTTTGAATGATATAATCCTTCTAGGAAAGAAGGTGAAATATACTATGGTTAAAAAAATAATTATTGATACTTTGAAAAGTGGAAAAGAAGTTGCATTTCGCTATGATCGCGGAAATAGCTTCCACGCTGACACACTTATTAACGAACTACCTGAAGAACCTAATTGGATTCATGTAAGACATAGTCAATCTAGCAACTCCAGGTTGATTAACTTGGCTGTTGTACAACGAGTTGTAATTGAAGACTGATATTGTCTCATCGGTGCTCTGGGTCTTACAATTTATCTGGAGCACTTTTTTCTTCTGGCAACCCGTCTGGGTATTCCTCTTTTTCATATCGTTCTAATACACGAGCGTACAATGCGACCAATTGAAGATATTCTGTTTGATTCATTATTGGTGTGATGTCTTTTGCCATTTTGATGGCTTCCCGCACATCTGGCATTGATACTTGATCTTTCATTCGCCGTCCTCCTCACTAATGAATGAATAGTGTTGACCATTCAAAAAGTGTCTTCGCCTTCCAAAAATGGCAATCGCATCTTCTCCGTGAATTCCAGCCTGAATGATGTTGTCTACAACAATCTTTCCTTCAAAGCCATCTTCGTACCCTCTCAAAACGTAAACGATTTGCATTGTATGATCATTTACTACTGCAATCATTTTCATTCGCCCTCCTCCTTCGTAGATTTCAAATACCCTTCAAGATACCCTATCGTCTTTTTGATCTCTTTAACTTTGTTAATAATGGCTTCCTGCACATCAATGTCACTTTTAAATGCATTTATGTTTGCCCAGATCATCTCAAGCTGGATAGCTTGCTTTTGAATTTCACTAGCATGACCAGTGATATAATTCAACTGATACTGAGAGTATCCCAGCGGATATTTTTCTTTAAAACCGGCCGTCCATGCTTCTAGTGTTTCTTTGCTCATTTCAAAACCTCCTTGATTGTTGTCTAATCGTGCATTTCCCACGATTTGATAAATCGGTACTCCATTTTGCGGTACCCTTTTTTCGTATACACTGTTTTGGCGTACACGGCTTTTACCAAATATTTAATCCTTGTTATCCGCCAAGGGTGTCGATAGTAGCTACCCCCTTTTCGACTAATCACATTTTCCAACTAAAGCAGCTTGTAACGATCTACCTTGCCGGTCATCTCAATGATTTCACGATCTTCATAAAATTCTGTCTTGTGCTCTATTCGATACCAATCAACCAAAGGGATACACTGTTCAAAGCCTTTAACAAATCCTTTGTTTCTAATTAGGATATAGCCGCTTTTCATGGCAACCCAACACAAGACTTTAATCCACATTTTTTTCATTATCGTTCTCCTTAAAAACAAACTCACTAATCTTTGTTATGGCAAATCCATTCTTACCGTAGGCAAATTTCAGACTTTTATATGCTTCTTCGATAGCAAGTTGTTTCGTAGGTGCGATGATCGTGCACACTTCTCCAAGTAATGAATTGTTTCGCTTGTATGAAACAGTCCAATATCGAGGCTTTGGTTTAAAAACTTCTAAAACTGGTTCATTTATTTGATTGGGTTTCTTTGTTTCAAATATGCTACGTATTTTGTAGCCGCTAAACCCTCCGGCTAAAAAACTCACTGTAATTACCAAAAAGACTTCAATTTTCATTCACTCCATCCTTTCTATTCGGCTGAATCAGAAAACATTTTTTCATCGTTTTCAAATTGTTTTTTCTGTTTTACAAAGCCCAAAACGTTTCATCTTTCAATAATTCGAATATAGTACCGCCGTTATCGACAAAACCCCTAGCGTATTTGATACGCTCTTTTTGCGCTTCGTTTAGAGCGTTACTCACCGCTTTGAATTTTGCTCGTTCTTTATAGTATTCATCGTCTAAACCGAAATACACTTTCAACGCTAAAACTAACTCTTCAAACGTCTTGCTTTCCTCGATAAAATCTGCAACTGCACTTTGATCTGCAGCTTCTCTAATTTCTAATGGGAAATCATCATCTGCATTGATTTCGGCTAAATTGTTTTTCGATTCCATAAGAAGACCTCCTGTTATGTTTACTTTTGACGAAAATAGTCTTTCCAAATTTTGAGTGCAGCTTCATGATCGTTAAAAAACATTCCAATCAAACTTGCTGCTCTCTTAAAAACGATGACAAACTCTCGTCCTAACTCTTTTAAATATGATTTCACTGTTTCACCTCGATCGCTCATTTGTTAATCCATTCTTTTGCCTGAGATTCGGTTATCCACTTTCTACCATTGATAATCAAATATCGTTGTAAATCATAGTAGATACCTAAACGGCGCCATTCTTCGCCATTCGAAAGAATGAGCGCTAAATCGTGCAACTGTCTATTTGTTGAATATCGTTTACGTTTCATGCGCTCATTCCTCTTCAATTAATTAACAATTAACCCATACTGCATCTACGGCTTTTTCAATCACATCGATAAGGTTAAGATGATCGTTGTTCATGGTTCCGTAATAAACATTCATGATATTGTCGCTTGGCTCTTCATCATGGATCGCATTTTGCAGCAACCTATAAAATTCCTCTTCAAAAAATAAGACCCTTTCTGATAACTCCACTAGCTTATTGCTTATCAGCGAGAAATCATCTTTCTCAACGAGTGTTTTAAGCTCTCTCTCGATAAGAGAAAACCTCACTTTTCTATAAACATCCATAACAACAAACATTTTCTTTTCATGTTCAGAAAAGTCGCTGTCTCTTGTTTCCTTAAATTCATCTGATTGAAAATGCTCGCTAACATGCTTAACTACTAGCGGCACTGCAATATTTTTTTGAATTTCATCTACATTTTGCATTGTATTAGTTCCTTTCGATGTGGTTTTAGCGTTGCATAATGGACAGGGAGCACATTTCATTACTCCAATGTTATCATTCCCCTGCCAAACTACTTTTTCTCCTGAGCAAATCGGACATTTCATTTTGGTTGTTCCTCGCTTAAAGCATCCGACAAATCAGAAGCTGTGCTGACTATCAAAATCAAATCCTGTTGAATTGCTTCTTTATTGTCAAAATCACTTTCTAATTGATTTTTTACGCCTTGTACTAAAGTTTCTAGATGCTTAACTAATGATCTTGTATTGTTCTTTTTAACTCTCATTCGGATTGATTCTCCATTCTTAAAATATTGGTTTATTCCTCTTGTCTTTCGTACTTTTGGTAAATTTGATAACGTGGCCATCCACGCCTTTGTATATTCGACTGATAATTTTTGGATTATAGATTTCTTCTAACTCTCTGCTATTCAAATTAGTAGTGATTATGGTTCGCTGTCTTGCGTTTAGTACGCCGAAAATTACGTTTTGGATATATTCCCCTGCTTCCCGATTCTCACGCTTAAATGACGATTCAGAGCCTAAATCATCCAATACTAATAAATCGACATTAGATAGTAAATCAGTCATGTTTAATTCTGTATATTTGCTATCCGGCTTACCGAAACTCGATTTGATCAATCGGAACATGTCATTCAATGAAATAAAGAGACAACTAATTAACTCTTCTGAGTGATCGTTAACCGCCTGTAGCATTGACATTGCTAGATGGGATTTGCCGACTCCCGGAACACCAGAAAAAATTGTATTGAACTTGTCCAACTCGGATAGCTCTTTCTTGGCCTGATCTCTCTCAGATTCGTCTAGGTCTTTATTTGCGATGATTCGCTGACATCTTTTTTCCTCTTGCAAACTTTTCATGTATCCACCAGCTGATAATCTTGCTAATTTCAAAGCGTCAGCAGATTCTTTTCCGTCTGGAACATAGTTATCAAAAGATGCGGTCCATAACTTAGGATCACCGACAATTGAATCAGTTTTTAGAACTTCAATCGTTCGCCGCCTTTGGTGTCTCATCGATGCTTGCTTTGCTTCTTCTTGTTCCGCCTCTATCAGGTGTTGTTTTCTACATTCGGTACAAAACGGTTTTAAGGTTCTCAACTGAACTAACGGTCTGCCATGTACCGGGCAAACTTCTTTTGTTTCTTTCAACTCGTTCAATAATGGAAAATCCATTTAAAACACCACCGTACTATTCGATGTTCTTTCTTCTTTCGCGGGTTGTCGTTCATTCAAATAACCATCAAACTTATTGGAAAATAGTGTTTCTGGTCTTAGATACTTGTTCATTTTTGGATTGTCTAGCCATTCAGCTACCTTATTGTCAATGACTTTGACAAACTCGTCATACCGTTGGCCTTCATTCCAACGTGCTTTGATTAGACTTTTCCATTTCTCAGTCACTTTGAAAGACCTATCAGTCTTTTCATTCAGATAATTGATAATGTTTGAATAGGGGATCGGGTCGGGCTTGCTCGACATAATGTTTTCTAAAGATGTACTACTAAAAGATGTATTACTCCCTTTCGCGTTTTCCGAATACCCCCCTTCGGAATCTCGAATACCCCCCTTCGATTTACCGAATACCTTAATGACTCTTTTTTTCACTTCTTTTCCGCTATATTTGTAACCGATTTTGATGTATCCTTTTTTTGATAAAGAGTTTATTACTTCTGAAACTCTGCTCTTGCTTAGACCGAAAAAGTCTGCAAAGTGTTTATTGCTGGCAAAGCAACCTTTTTCATCAATATCCAAACTATGTATTTCAGCTAGAAACAACATTTCTTGGATTGTTAAACTTTCATCTAGCCAATATGACGCTGGGATCCAAACTCCTTTGAATCCCCTATTCGCCTTTGCTATTTTTCGTTCCGGCATTCAATCACCCTCTAACAAATCATTTTGAATTATGGTAAAATTAATTAATCGTAAATTTTATGAGTTGCTTACTTCGTTGGCCGACGAGGTAGGCATATTTTTTTGTTTGCTCTTAGAAATAAACCGCTCAAAAGATGTGACCGAATCCTCACTAGCAGCACAACAGTCCGTCAGGCTGCGAACTAAAACATCTAGTAAATTGACCGCACGCTCTACTTCTTTATCTCCTGTTCTAAGCACTTCGATATGTTCTAAAACAATATCTAAGCTCTGTGCTATCTGATCCATTTCAATAACAGTAGTGTTCATGTTAGTTTTAAAAGTCTCAGCTTCTTTAAGAATTTCATCTAGTCCAGAGTTATCACCCATTGATCGTTGACCACAGTTAAATCCAATTTGAAACATATAATGCATAATGCTTACTCGTTCCTTTGGAAACTTTTTTAGTAAATATTCTGCTAAATTAAGAACATCTTGATGAAACGGTTCACTTCCAATTACTCTTTCATCTTCTTCAAAGCCCAGCCCGTATTTTAGATATGGTGATTCGTTACTGCTCATTTTCTATTCCTCCGATTCGTCAATATGTTGAAATAATTGTTTAATTGATTCGCTTGCCTCTTCTAAATTATTCATTAAATTATCAAGCCCCCGTTCATTTGATAAGGAATAGATAGTGAAGTCTTTGTTGCCTTGTACGATTTATAAACCCAAGCAAGATAAATAATTGACACTCAAATCAATTAATGAAGCTACCTTTGATAATTGTTTTGTCTGTTCACCTTTATTCATTTTTCCACTCCCTTCCTTTGGCTATACTCCCATTCGTCATACTTCATAAACAGCAGCAATCCAACGCCGACAAACAAACATATTTTCAGTAGCATAGGTAGGACGGTAGCGACACCTCCGAGCAAAAAAGCGGCTAAAATGAGATTGATTTTTTTATTCATCGATCTGCTCCTCTTCCAGCTCGTCAAGTTCTTTTTGGATTGTTATTAGCTCTTGCACCAACTTAGATACATGATCTAGACGCTTAGAAGGTGTGTCTAAATCTTTTTTTATTTTTAGGAATTGATGTCTCACTACTTGACCGTCTTTTAAATAAGTGTATATCTGCTTTCCATCCGAAAAGAACTGAATGAAAATTGTCTCGCCGTTTTCTCCTTGTGTCGTATATCCTGGTAATCCGTCAGCCGTTTCTAAAGTTGACTGACCAATAAAAGCTTCAATCGTTGGAGATTTGTCTGTCATGTCTGTGAAAATCGGTGTGTCTTCATGATAAGCTGCCAAAATGAATCCGACTTCATCGACAAGTTGCTCCTGTTTTTCCCATAACTCTTGTTGCTTGTTCATCATTGTTCCTCCTAATGTTTTGCGTATTAAATACACAACTCAATTTGTCCACCTAATGGACGAATTATCCTTCGTAAATAATGTGGTAATTCATACTTTTTCCTTTAATTACCGTCGGATAACTATTTTTAATTAACCAATTTTCGACTTTTTCAATTACAGATTCTGCATAATTGACCATCGTTCCGCTTTTTCGCCCGTCAAAAAATGGAACGATTTCCGCTTCGTCTTCGTTCAAAATAATATTTTGCTGAATCAACTGACTTACTGCTGTAGTGTGTGGTTCTCCACTTTTAGAATAAATGCCAAGTTTTTTGGCGATTGATTCACTATCAAACATCTTTTGTTTTAGTACAGGCATTTCTAGTAATTTTTCACCAGTTAAAATTTCGGCTGCTTTTTCTTGAAGCAAAATCTTATTTACCTTAGAATCTGCATCCTTTGATAATTCTGACAACAGTTTGGCTTTACGAACCCTTGCATTTTCTAATCTAGCTGTAGCATTCACTCGTCTAACATCTAAATCAGACATATCGGAACCAATAGACTGCACCGCTTTACGATAAGAGAAGTAGTTATCAACCAGCTGATCGTAAACTTCCCATGCTGTATCGTCTTCTAATATTTTTAGCAGCTTAGCGTATCCTCGTTCAGATAGGATATAAATGTTCTTGGATGCATTGAATGCATTTTGAGTAAATCCAAACTGTGCAATTTCGCTATGGCTCAGACCCATAACGGATTTTAAGTCGATAATATCTATGCCATCTTTAAACCGATTGCGACTCTTATTGATTCTCCTATTAATTTCTCCTTGGGCCTGATTGTGAATCTCAGCAATGTCCTTCACAGTCATTGCTTTCTTGCCCTCACCGAAACCTCCTTCGATTCCGACAAATTCATAGTTGCCAATTCTTTGTGTTCCTGTTACACGTAATTGATTCATTCTGTTGCCTCCTTTATGTTTTGATCGCTCTTGCTCGTACAGATACTTGATGATCTTTTATGCCTCGGCTGTCGTGATAATCTTTTGCTTCTTGTGCGAGTACGATTGGATACTCAAAATTTTTACCCCGTTTCGCAACAGGCTCTACACCACCGTTTTTAAGAATTTTATCCACAGTTCCAACCGAGCACCCCCACTTTTCAGCGAGTTGAGCTTTGGTGAAAAGTGTTTGCTTTGACTTGGCAAAGTAGGTATCTTCAATAACTTTCATTTTCTCGTCAACGATTTCATCAACCATTCGCTTAATCATGTTTGCTAACTCGTCTGTTGTGGTTGACATTGTGGTTACACCCCCTAGGTTGGTTGTTTGTTTTGTAGCGTAAATGCGACTTTATTTCCAAAAAAAAATAGTTATTGCTTCATCATCAGATAAGGGAATTTCTTCTTTCATTTTTTTCGCTTCTTCGATAGAAAAATCTCCTCCCTTTTTCATTTTCCTATAAAAAGTACTTCTGTCGATTCCAATAGAATCAGCTACCGCCTGTTGAGTAGTTCCTCTTTCAACGATAAGTCCTTTTAATTTTGAAGTGTTGATCATAATATTTCCACCTCCCAACTTTTTAAGTCGCATTATCGCGACTTCGTATTTTCAATATACCACAAAAAAAGCAACTGTCAATAAAAAAGTTGCATTTATGCGATATTTTTTGTTGCGTTTTTGCAACATTTGTTTTATACTGTTTTCAGGAGGTGTTAACGTGAACATAGGAGAACGCATGAAGTTGCGCAGAAAACAGTTAAAACTCAGCGCCGATGTGGTTGCTGAACGACTTGGTGTTTCTCGCTCAACTATTTTTAGATACGAAAAAGGTGAAATAGAAAAATTACCAACTAATATCTTGGATGATATCGCAAAGATACTACAAACAACACCTGCTTATTTAATGGGTTGGGAGTCTGATAATGTTTCTTCTATAGAGACCATTTACAATCAGCTTATCCCTGAACGTCAATCCAAAGTCTATAACTTCGCTCAACATCAACTAGACGAACAAACGAGATTACAAACTAACAATAAAGTTATCGTAATGATGCCTACGAAATCTACTACTGTTGAAATAGCTGGTAAACTTTCTGCTGGTGGAGGAACATATAATGATAAAAATTGTGTAGAAACAGTTGAAGTCGGAAGTACACCTTCTCATTACGACCTAGCTTTTCAAGTAGCAGGCGATAGTATGTACCCTACATTTGAAGATGGGGAAATAGTTTTCGTGAAAGAAACGAACGATGTGTTTAATGGACAAATCGGGGCTGTTGAAATCAATGAAGAAGCTTTTATAAAGAAGATGTATTTAGAAGGCGATAGATTGAGGTTGGTTTCATTGAATACAGACGTTGATAAAAATGGTGACCGTTTGTATCCCGATTTTTATTCTGACGAATTAGATGATCTGTATATTATTGGTCGTGTGATTATATAAAAAATACCCCAGTCGAAGTTGCAACTTCGGCTAGGGTAAGCTTGTTTTAAAATATTTTATATTGGAATATTGGAAAGGATAATTTAAGAAATGGGGAAATTGAAATGTCCAAAATGCAAGTCTACAAACGTGCAACTTATTGCATCAGGATTAAATACTAAACAAAAAACAAGTATCAATCTAAACCCTTTAAACCTGACAGTTTTTAATCACAAACAGAAAGCAAAGAGAAGTATTTTAGGTGGAAAGAAAAAAACTCGTGAATTTCAATGCAGCTCTTGTGGTAAAACTTGGATGGAAAAGTAAGAATAGCCTTCGGGCTTTTTACCACCTAGCGTTGCTAGTTTGATTAGATCAAAAAAGAAAGAAGGTGAATCAAAATGTCAGATGAAGAAATTAGGAAAGCTGCTCACGATGTAGCGATCATTTACTTAGGAAAAGTAGACTTAGATCACAAGTCTGCCAAGCAAGTGGCTAGCCACTATGTACAAGCAAAAAAAGACATTGAAAAAGTTTTAAAAGAAAATGATTAAGATTAGCCTTCGGGCTTTTCTTTAAATACTCAAAAAGAACATACATTCGAAAGGATGCGATACTATGGCAAATATCAAAAAATACACAAAAAAAGATGGTTCAACCGCTTATATGTTTAACGCATACTTGGGCGTTGATCCGTTGACTGGAAAAAGTAAACGAACTACAAGGCGTGGGTTTAAAACGCAGAAGGAAGCAAAGCTAGCCCTTGCGCAATTGCAGCTTGAGGTTGGGTCTCAGGGATTCATTAAACAGGACTATAGTACATTTAAGGATGTATATGAGCTATGGATTGTTCAATATAAAAATACTGTAAAACGCGCATCAGCACATCGGATAAAATATTATTTTGATCAACAGATTCTTCCAGAATTCGGACATCTTAAATTGGATAAAATCACTGTTACCTATTGCCAAAAAATCGTCAACGCCTGGAGTGAGAAGTATAAGAGTTATAGAGCTATAAAGATGTACACCTCAAAAATATTCTCATTTGCAATACAACAACGACTGTTGAAAGAGAATCCTATGGATCGAGTCATTACACCTAAAGTGCAGCGCGAATTGAAATCTAAAGACAAACAAAATTTTCTGGATAAAATACAGTTGAAGAGTTTTCTTTCCGAAATAAAAAATCATGAGTCTGAACAGATTTACACCATGTTTCATGTCCTAGCCTATACTGGAATCCGCCGCGGTGAATTACTGGCATTAACATGGGAAGATGTCGATTTCTCAAACGAAATACTCTCTATTACAAAAAATGCATCATATGTGGAAAACGAAAAATTTGTATCGACAACAAAAACTACTGCATCCGAGCGATCGCTCTCATTAGACCATGATACTATTACTCTTTTGAAAAACTGGCGGCTTAATCAAAAGAAATTGTTGTTCAGCAGAGGAATTAGAATTAAATCTGACGAGAAACAACTACTATTCTCAAACCCTCAAAATGAACTTTTTTATAAAAGTATACTTCAGAGTATTTTAGCAAAACCATCTTATAGAGACTTCAAAATAACTACTCATGGTTTTCGCCACACTCATGCGAGTTTGCTTTTTGAGTCTGGCGCAACCATAAAGCAGGTTCAAGAGCGGTTAGGGCACACAGACGTAAAAACAACTTTAGATGTGTATGCCCATGTCACTAAGAACGCTGAAAAAGATACTGCAACAAATTTTCTAAAATACATGAATTCCTAAAAATGGTATTCAACATGGTATTCATTCCTACCAAAAGCAACAAACATTGCTGGTACAAAGCCGATCATATCACTACTAATCTGATTCTTATCATCAAATATCATCCTGCTAATAGATGATAATCGAAGATAAAACACGATGATATCAATGTTTCAGTTTGCGTTTGATACTCTTGAACTTTCTTGAATACCTACTTTTTGGTATTCAAATAGTATTCAATTTATGTAGGACACGCGTCATCGAAAAACCATAATCATAATGGAATTTAAAATGCTGAAAGCTTGATTTTTCGGGCTTTTTAATTTACCAACATAAAACAATAAAAAAAAGGAGCTCCCGATTAGTCCAGGGCTCCAAGGATTATGAAAAAGTGTTTTAGGGTTGTTGGTAACTAAAGTATACAGCGAGCGGTTACATTTGACAAGATAGATTTACTCAAAAAAATAGAACGCCCGGTCGTTCGAGCGTTCTGAAGTAATGAAAAAAATGTTTTTAGGATATGAATAGTATACAATGAAACGGTTTCATGTGCAATGGGAAAATAACTTATCGTGGGCTAGAAATCTTTTCTCTTTTATTGATGTTGATCAACTATTTGTTGAGACTTGTTAGCTGTATCTTTTACATCTTGTTTAGCCTTGTTTAATTTATCAATATAAGCTTTTAAATTAGAATTTTCTTTGTTTGCACTTGCTAATTGTTGTTTAGTAGAATCCAGTTCTGCTTGCAAAGAATTTTTTTCACTGTTTAAAGTGTTAATCTGGTTATTTAGTGAATTAATGGTATTTTGTAAATCATTAGCTTTATTTTGTGCATCCTGCAATTTAGTATTAAATTCTTGGTTTTTCTGATTGATCTCTTGGTTTTTCTGCTCAATTTCCTTTAATTTATCTGCGATTTCTTGCTGTTTAGATTGAAGTTCTCCATTTTTACTATTTAATTGAGATTCTAAACTAGTTTTTTCTCCAGCTAATTGATTTTTTTCATTTTTCAAAGCTTCTAACTGTTGCTTGTAACTATCAATATCTTTTTGAAATTGAGTTAATTGGCCCTCTGTACTTGCTGATTTATTGGATAATTGTATGATTTTCTGTTCTTTATCTGATAATGAATCATTCAACTTATCTAAGTTATCATTGATGGTAGAAATATTCTGTTCCCCACCCCAGTTTAAAATACTGTCTGCATAATTTTTACCGGCTAAACCAATAAAAGCTATTACAATGATGAGTGTTACGACTACATATTTTTTCCTTTTCATTATTCAATTTTCTCCTTTCATATATAAAAGCGACATTGCAACTTTTATATATTAATGTTTTATCTATTGTTTTTCAATAACATTGTTTATTTATAATTTAATTTTAATATAAGCCTGCATACTATAAGTAAATCGTGTTTAAAAATCAGGAACTGATATCGTAAGAAGATATTCAGTTGTCGGCAAGACAAGTATCATGCTAAAATTTGAATCAAGTAGATTCCAACGGAAGAAGGTATGAAATGAAGGCTGGCGAATTATTGAGACAACTAACTGCGAATCCTTTTCATGAGGAATATACAGGGATTTTTACACAGATGGGTAGTACCTTAATTCCCCTGACTACTGCCAAACCCGATGATGAGGGAAACCTCATCTTTTTTCGCCAGAACAGGAAGGCTCCAATGAGCACTAAAACCTTTTTTTCTATTTTACTGCTTCATAAGAATAAACAAATATTCTGTTGGAATAATAGGAAAATCGAAATCTACAGTTATCGCATTGATCATGGGAAAATTATTGTATAACAACTTTAGCCTATCTACAAAAAAATACCCCACTCCTCGGATCAGCAAGAAGTGGAGCAATCGAAAGTGAGGTGGTTAGCCAAGCTATCCACCTAATCAGTATAACATATTCTATTTGTGGGAACTTTTTTCGGCTCTATAATATCTAGTGTTGGTGACGCCTTCTGTTGCCAATACTTTTTCTTTTTTCTAATAAACGCAAACAGACACCTTGAAATCCTTTAGAATAAAGTCGACGAAAACCATTCAAAGGAGTGTTTCAAGATGTCCTATTCAGAGTTTACCAAAGAGTTACTAGATATTCTAGACCTAAATCTTACCTTTCATGAAGATGCCTTTCGCAAAGAGCGCATTAATGACGAAACATGTTTTGTTTTTGATGGCACATTGACCTATCAACCAGAGGAATGCTTCCATTGCCACTATCAAAATAAGCAAACGATCATTAAATGGGGCTGGAAAAAAGTATCCATCTTATTGAATATGATGTCAGTAACTACAAGACCATTGTGCGGATTAACAAACAGCGCTTCAAATGTAAACACTGTGGAAAGACTTTTTTAGCAGAAGATTCAGTTAGTGATCGTCGCTGCTCCATTGCCCGCAGAGTCAAACAAGCCATTCTTGAGCTATTAAGTGAGCCTATTTCTATGTCTTTGATTGCACGTATGAAGCACATTTCTCCGACCACTGTCATTCGAATACTTCGCAGCCTTCGGCCTAAAACCGTTTCTTTGAACCAGCCGTTACCAGAAGTGGTGTGTTTCGATGAATTCAAATCGGTGAAAAACGTCTCGGGAGCCATGAGCTTTGTCATGATGGACGGCAAAACCCATCAACTGATTGATATTGTGGAAAATCGGCAACTTGATCCTTTACGCGACTATTTCTTGCGCTACCCTATAAAAGTCCGTGAACAAGTGCGTCTAGTGGTTTCAGATTTCTATACACCCTATCGCACATTGGTGAAAGAGTGTTTTCCGAATGCCCGAATCGTCGCCGATCGCTTTCATATTAGCCAACACATTGGTCGGGCTTTTACCAACCACCGAATTCAAGTAATGAAGACCTTTAAAAAAGGGGATCGTCGGTCGAAGCACTTAAAGAAATACTGGAGACTACTTCAAAAGAATGCGTGGGAATTGAAAGGTCAGCATCGCTACTGGCGTCCGTCATTTCGAGATCATCTGACAGAAGCAGAGATAGTCGATCGGCTATTATCTTATGATGATTCCTTAAAGCGAGGCTATGAAGTCTACCAGGATTTTCTTTCCGTTATCAGAAGACAAGATGTTCCTGAATTCGTCGCGCTCCTAAAAGAAGACTACAAGGAGTTGCCAGAGCACTACCAACCAGTGTTCACGACCTTCAAGAAATACCAAACAGAAATCAAACGAGCGTTGCGCGTTCCCTATTCCAACGGCCCTATAGAATGTTTGAATAACCATATCAAAGTACTAAAACGAATTGCCTATGGCTTTAGAAACTTTCAAAACTACCGAGAACGAATCTTTTTATATCGAGGAAAATATTTTAAGAAAACTAAGAATACTACCCAACTGACTAAAGCCAGAACAACAACACGGCTAGACAAGATAGCTGTCTAGCCGTGTGAGTATCTCGATTATTCTATTGAATTTCTTCACCAACACTCATTGACGAAGAGCCCTTTTTTCCTCTAAACAAATTGTCCCTCTAACCATAGAGAACACCTTCCTACATTCAGAACATTTCCAATAATAAGTCGCGTTAGGTCGCTGATCTCTAGCTAATATCTCGCCACAATCACATTTAATATAAGTGGGTGGCCAAGATAACCCTCTACTGAATTCCGTGATTGGGACCATCATAGGATTAAAACATTCACGTCCATCAATCATCTTTTTAACCCCTTTCAAAAGTTCATGTTTATTCTACATCTATTTTAATGAGAAAAAAAACTTAGCTCTCGCTAGGGGCATTAATATTGTTTTAATCAATTAATCTTGGATAATAACGGATTGAGAGCCAATAATACTCCTTCTTCTAATACTTTACTACCAAAATTTGAAAAAGAAATTTTTTTCATTACTTCATAATACATTTCTGAACATACGTCTCTTCTGGAAGAAGTTAATAGAGAACTATCTACATGTATCCCCTTTAGTTCGAAGCAATAATCACAAGCAATAATCGTGTCTCTCTTGAACGGATTTTTTTTAATATCTGCTTTACAATCTACATATCTATATGGAGGTCTATCATTTCTTAGTAATAACGGTTTTTTAGTTTGACAAGATAATATTTTCTTATTTTCACCAGCTTGAATACATAAATACATATGTGCTTTTGTGGCAAGATTAGAAGAAATGTCTGGGAAAGGTAGTTTCACTGTAAAAACATCTTTGACTTTAGTCAATTATCAAATCTCCTTCATTACCGATCTCTACATATACAGGATTAATTAAATCCTCTTCCAATGCGATCTTCTCTAAAGTAGACTTTTGTGTTTCATTCAAGCTAGCAAAATCCTTTTTAGTGAATAGGAAATGCTTATCCCCAACGATTAATACTTCTGATCTATCTACAAAAGAAATATCGTATAAATCGAACAATTCTTGTGCTAACTCACAATCAGAATGTGTGAAATCTTTCTCCTTCATTTCAATCTGTAATACTCCATTTTCTATTTCACTCTCGTGCGTTCTCCACATGTCAAACTGATGAGTTAGAGTAGATAATTCATCATTATTCATAATTTGAGTTAGAAAATGAGCTTTTTTCGCAGTGATAGTATCTATATTATCTAGTGTCATTTTCGAACTTTCTTCCGTAAGTTCTTCAAAGTTATATTTATAATCACCATAGACTTCACTAAAAACAGGCCCGTTCTTATACGCTTTTAATTTAGAAAAATCATAGTCTTGATTATTGATTTTTGAAAAAGACTCAAAAAAGAATAAGAACTTCTGAGTTTTGAGAGCAGAATAATACTCTTTTGGTCCATTTTTTATTAGCCAAGAGATTAATTTTTTTCTTCGTTCATTAGTCCAAATCATTCTAGTCACCTCTTTCACATTTTGTCAATCATCAAAAGCATAAGAAAACAAGCGTACTTTATACATATACGCTCATCTCATTACAAAAATGACGTATATGTCATTAGCTAACTTAAGTAAACTACAAAAAACTTACGCTGTCAATTGGCGAAAACTCTTTATAATCAGTTTTCATTTTTCTTTCAAAAATAGAATGTACCCTGTAGGACTCGAACCTACGACCGGACGGTTATGAGCCGTCTGCTCTAACCAACTGAGCTAAGGGTACTTTTAATAACTCACATTATTTTTAAAACGTGGTACAATAAAGAAATAGAACGCCAGATACAGTCCGCTTCCCCAAACGACTGTATCTGACGCTCCTTTTTTATGGGCGAGTGACTTCCCATTACAATAAACTTACCCATAAATCGTTTTCTTTGCAAATGATACACTCACGGTAATGTAAGATGCACTAAAAAAACAACCAGCCTGCACGTGACTGGTTGCTATCAAAATGAAACTTAATTATGAAAGAAGAAGTAAGCTATGGTAACTTACAATTTTACTATAACTCTTTAATCATTTAATTACAATCGTTTTTTAACATGTTAATTGTTGACCCAAGTAAATCAAATTTGGATTTGAAATACCATTTTTTTGAGCCAATGCCTGATATGTCGTACCGAGTTTAGCTGCAATATCTGATAGAGTTTCACCATAGTTTACAGTGTATATTCGACTAGTTGACGCTGTTCCGCTAACCTTCAGTTGTTGACCAACATAAATATAATTCGGATTAGCTAGTCCGTTTAGGCTCGCTAACGTTTGATATGTTGTCCCATACTTGCTAGCAATACCTGATAGAGTCTCACCCGAACGAACAAAATGTGTCGATGTAGTAGTGCTTGGCGTTTGAGTGGTTGTTTGCAAGATTTCAACATCCTTGCGATTGATCCAGCTCATGATGCCATCGAGCAATACTTTCGTTCCGCTGACTTCCTTAACGGTGTAACTATTACCTTTCACCCACTGAGGAATCACTTGGCCGGTTGCCCAAGTAGAAGCAGAGAAGTTCACTTTTACTTTGAATCCAGCTTTGATGTCATTCTTAGGCGTTTCGTTCGCTTGCTGACCTTGATCAATCGCAGGCGTTTCAGTATCAGGCTTCACAGTAACTTTGCCGTCATCGTCTTTGATAGCTCCGTTGTAGCCGTTATCTGTGATACCAGTTAAATCAATGTTACCGTCCAAGCCACCAGCGACATACGTAGATGTAAACTGATAGATGGCTACACCTTCCATCGATGGGAAAACTGACCAGACAGGACTTGGAGTAACATTGTAATTTGGATATGCGGCCATCCACAGAGAGTTAGGGAACTCTGCAAGAATTTGCTGATAGTACACATACTGAAGCGTGAAAGGCTTGTACGAATAATACATCGGAGTGTAACCGGCTTGTTTAATTCGCCTCATGCCGTAAAGAATTGTATCAGTATTCGCTTGCTTATTAGAGCTTGCACCATGTTCAAAATCCAGAGCGACAATTGACCCTTTCGGCGTTTGGATTTTAGGCAAAAAGTAATCCATTGTTGTTTTTGCAATACTCATACTCCCCCACGTGTCATACCAAATATAGGTATGCGCTCGTTTACCTTGTGCGATCGTCGAAGCTACTTGACTCTCATAAGTCCACTGGTTGTATAAACCACCAGCATTATAACCACCGATTTGAGCAATTGCGAACTTATCATGCGCATAACCAAATTGTCCTTGTGCTCCCTGATAGATTGCCCAGTCAACCCCTTGATCACCTTTCGCCGCATCCACAT